ACTGACAAAGCACTTGCAGACCTTAACGGCAATACCGCTGCATTCCGCTTGTCAGAAGATCGTGCACACATTGAAGGGATGAACCAAGAGTTTGCTTCAACACTCTTCTACGGCAACGAGTCAACTGAGCCAGAAGCATTTACTGGTTTTGCACCTCGTTTCAACAGCACCTCAGCCAATAACGGAGAGAACGTGATCTCTGGTAGCGGCTCAGGTTCAGACAACAACTCTATCTGGCTCGTATGTTGGGGACCAAACACCGTTCACGGAATCTATCCAAAAGGTTCAGTTGGCGGATTGCAGTTCCAAGACAAAGGTCAAGTCACAATTGAGAACATCGATGGATCAAACGGTCGTATGGAAGCATACCGATCTCACTATCGATGGGATTGTGGTCTAACCGTACGTGACTGGAGATATGTTGTTCGAGTTGCAAACGTAGACCTATCAGACCTCACTAAGAACGCAGCTTCTGGTGCTGATCTGATCGATCTCATGACGCAAGCCGTAGAGCAAGTTCCAAATATCAATCTCGGAAAACCTGTGTTCTACGTTTCAAGAACCATCCGTAGCTTCCTACGCAGACAAATCATGAACAAAGTTGCGAACTCTACTCTCACCATGGAGCAGGTTGGCGGCAAACTCGTGACCTTGTTTGACGGCATACCAGTTCGTCGAGTTGACGCTTTGGCAGCTAACGAAGCTGTTGTTTCCTAATTGTTAAGTAAAGGAGAAAACACATGATACTTGACGAAAGAACTGAGTTTGCGGATGCAACCGCACTAGGTACATCGGGTACAGGCCGACAACTTGTCGGTGACGTAATCGATCTGGGTGTAACACGTGATGTTGGTGATGGTGAGGTGATGTACTTGGTCGTTCAAGTCAGCACCGCTGTTACGAGCGCAGGTGCAGCCACCGTTGACTTTGAGTTGGCGAGTGATTCAGCAGCTTCCATCGCAACCGATGGATCAGCTACGGTTCACGCTTCAACCGGAGACATTGGTAAAGCCACACTTGTAGCGGGTTACAAGAAGGTCATTCCTCTAACCGTTGGTGCGCTCTACGAGCGTTACCTCGGAATTGTTGCAAACGTAGGTACAGCAGCTCTAACGGCTGGCGCAATCAACGCCTTCCTAACGAAAGATGCTTCTGTATGGCGTGCATACGCTGACGCTAGCAACTAATAAGAGGTAAATGATGGCAACCCAGATCAAGAGTACCAACACGGTTTTTGTAAATGGTCGTAGATATCGACCCGGCGAAGTGTTCGAGCTACCAGACGGCGTCAAGCTAGCCGCTGGAATGCAAGTTCTGACTCCCTCTGAGCAAAAGGTTTCAAAGGCACAACCGGAGAAACCTAAACGTAAATCCAAGTCAGATGAGACGGACACCTTTTCAGCCATTGCAAAACGTGACGGCGCCCTTGGTCTGGGTTCCGAATAACTCCTCCTCCGAAGCCAACTGCCATTGTCCTTCGGGTGTCTCAGGGGGGACTTCGTGTCCCCCACTTTTTTAGGGTAAGCGTATGGCTAGTGAAATTGATATCGCAAACTTAGCACTCGCAAGATTGGGAGATGACGCATCCGTAGCATCGATTGATCCTCCGGAAGGTTCTGCACAAGCCGAACACTGCGCACGGTTCTATCCGATTGCGAGAGATTCTATGTTGGAGATGCACGATTGGAACTTCACCGTGCGTCGAGCTTCACTTGCACTATTGAGTGTCGCTAGTTTTAACTGGACATACGCTTACGCTAAACCAAGTGGTACGATTCGAGTCGTATCAATTCTTCCTTCAGCTTCATCACCAGAAGATGATGGGGTGAACTTTGAGCTAGGCAATACCTCATCAGGGGATTCCATTATTCTCACTGACCTTGCGGAAGCGACTGCGCTCTATACCGTAAGAGTCACGGATACAACTAAATATCCACCACTATTCGTAGACGCACTTGCTTGGTTACTAGCCGCACACCTAGCTGGTCCGGTCATTAAAGGAGACGCTGGTCAAGCAGAAGCACGTCGCAGTATTGCGATGTTCCAACTTCTCATGGCTCAAGCGACTCGAAGTGATTCCAATCAACGTGAAAAACCACCTGTACATACACCAACGTGGGTGGAACAAAGAGGGGCTGCAAACCCATTTCTATTTGACGGAAAAATAACGAGGTCGTAATGCCCAACACTCGTACGCTGCAACGCAGTTTTGCCGGTGGGGAAGTTACCCCAGAATTTTTTGGACGGATTGACGACGTTAAATATCAAACGGGTCTTGCGACCTGTCGTAATTTCGTTGTGTACCCCCATGGTCCAGTTGCGAATAGACCCGGTACGAGTTACGTCAATGAAGTTAAAGACAGCACCAAAGCAGTTCGGCTAATCCCATTCACCTTTAGCACTACCCAAACGATGGTGCTGGAGTTTGGTGATCAATATGTTCGGTTTCATACGCAAGGTGGAACACTACTCTCGGGAGGATCTGCCTATGAAATATCAACCCCATACCTAGAAGCGGATTTATTCGAGATTAAATATGTACAAAGTGCAGACGTTCTGACACTTGTGCATCCAGACTACGCACCACGTGAATTAAGACGTCTAGGTGCTACGAACTGGACACTCACCACCATTAGCTTTGCTGCTCCGATTGCTGCACCAACTGGTGTTTCAGCGACGGCGAGTGGTCATAGCACCGCTAAATATACCTATCAGTATGTAGTCACTGCGATCACAAGCGATGAGTTACGTGAAAGTGTGGCATCAAGTTCTGCATCAGCGAGTGGCAACTTATTAGAGCAAGGTGGCATTGTTACCATTAGCTGGTCAGCGGTAAGTGGTGCGAGTCGCTATTACGTCTACAAATTACAAGGTGGACTATTTGGCTACATCGGTGAGACGACTGGCACATCTATTATTGACGACAACATTTCTCCCGATATGGGGATTACTCCACCGCTGTATAACACCATCTTTGGTAGTTCAGGTAACTATCCCGGCGCAGTTAGCTACTTCGAGCAACGTCGATCGTTTGCCGGTACTACGAACGAGCCACAAAACTTATGGATGTCTCGACCGGGAACGGAAGCTGACTTCTCTTATCGCATCCCGATTCAAGAAGATGACCGAATCGCTATTCGAGTCGCAGCACGCGAAGCCAATACGATTCGCCACATTGTTCCGTTAACCGAGATGATTATCCTGACTAGCTCTGCGGAGTGGCGGGTGACGTCTCTAAACTCCGATGCAATTACACCTGCATCTATTTCTGTGAAGCCACAGTCGTATGTGGGTGCATCCAACGTGCAACCGATCATCGTAAATAACTCACTCATATACGGTGCAGCTCGTGGTGGTCACATGCGTGAGCTGGGATATAACTGGCAAGCGAATGGATACATCACGGGAGACTTATCAATCCGTGCGCCACACTTATTCGATAACTACAACATTGTGGATATGGCGTTTTCTAAAGCTCCATATCCAATCGTTTGGTGTATCCGCAGTGACGGCAAGCTACTGGGTCTGACTTATATGCCAGAACAAGCGATCGGTGCTTGGCATCAACACGATACCGATGGAACGTATGAGTCCGTTTGTGTGGTGGCAGAAGGCGATGACGACATTGCGTACTTTGTCGTTAAGCGAACGATCAATGGTTCTGAAAAGCGTTATGTAGAACGATTGGCACCAAGACGATTTGAAGACTTAGAAGATGCGCTCTTTGTCGATTGTGGTGCGACCTATGATGGAACGAACACGAGTGCTGTCACGATGACCATATCTGGCGGCACAGCGTGGAATGCCAGTGAAACGTTAACGCTGACCGCTTCGAGTGCGAAGTTCTTAAACCCTGTGTCAACGGACTTGGGCGATGCAATTGTTGTAACTGACACCGATGGTCAACGCTACACCTTAACGATTGAAGGGACGAGTTCCACGACAGTTGCGACTGTTAGAACTGACAAACTGATTCCTGCAGGATTGCGTAATAGTGCGAGGACCACATGGTCTTTTGCTAGAAATGCGTTTAGTGGATTAAGTTACTTAGAAGGGGAGACCTTAAACATCTTAGCTGATGGTGCGGTTCACCCACAAAGAACCGTGACGAGCGGTGCGATTACATTGGATTCACCCGCTTCGATCGTTCACATGGGTATTCCCATTGAAGCAGATATCCAAACACTACCGCTCGCAATACAGATTGATGCGTTTGGTCAAGGTCGTGTGAAGAACGTGAACCAAGTTTTCTTGCGCGTCAACGAGACCTCAGGGATTTTCGTAGGACCAACCATTAATAAATTGACCGAGTTTAAACAACGAACCACTGAGCCATATGGCTCACCACCAAACCTCAAGACACAAGAGCTACGCATGCCGATCTCTCCCAGTTGGAATGACTCGGCACAAATCTATGTACGTCAATCTGATCCGTTACCAATCACCATTGTTGGCTTAACGATTGAAGTCAGTATCGGCGGATAGGGTGCACCTAAATATGTTGATTGCGTTGATCATGTGGATACTAGGAAAGTTTTAGGAGTTATCGATGGCGATTAGCTGGGCTAACGTACAAAACTATTTCAAAGATGTAGATGTTCAGAATGAAATTGGTGCTTTTGGTGTAGCCGCACAAGCTATTGGTGGTTTATCCAGTGTGCTTAGTTCGTATAACCAAGCCAAAGCGACCAAGTCTGCACTTGAGTACCAAAGTCAAATGGCAGACATCAACGCTGATATGCAAGAGATTGCACGTCAGTCTCGGCTTCTCAGTGCGAATACACAGATAGCCGCTCTCACCATGAAAGCGGGTCAATTGCGTGCACGTCAAAACGTGGCAGTTGCCGCCAACAATCTAACTCGTGGAGTGGGTAATGCAGCTGAGTTAGCGGCAACGGCAAAGATTATGAAAGACGTCGATGTTCACAACATCAAAACCAATGCCATTCTTGCTTCTTTT